TTGCCCATTTTATCCGGCTTAATGTATTTATCCAGTTTTTTGTTGCGGTCCGATTTGACAAACGTGGCCAGGCCGGCTAAAAACTGGCTGATAACGTCCAGGTTGTAAATCTCTCCAAAAACGGTTTGGCTGGTCCCTGGGCCTAACAGAAAATCGATTTTATCCCGCATATATACGGTGGTTTCTTTAACCAGGGCGATCTGGGCCTCGATGTCTACGGGTACCCCATTAGGATCTGTATCCTGGTTCATGGCTTCGTAGCGCTCCAGGTATTCGTTTTGTTTCTCCAGGATCTCGTTGTATACGCTATAGAATTTTTCAATAAAGAGGGTATCCTCAGGTGAAAATTCTATAACTTTATCAGGATCGTTATTAATCGTGATCCGCTTGATTCCCAGGTCTAGGTTAAGGTTTAAATCGGTCATACCATCCTTCTGGCCCCAGGGTTTGACCGGGGCCCTTCTATATATAGCCTGTGTTAGGCGGGCGTCCAGGTTTTATTGGTCGGTTTAAACGTCCCAGAAGCCGGATTGCCGGCGTAGTAAATCGTATAATTGATTTTGGCCGCCTGGCCGCCTTCCCCGCCGAATGATTCAATGGCTATGTAACAGTCCTGTTTTTCGGCTGGATACTCTCCGGACGTGTCGCTTTCATATAACCAGACGTTTACTACGTGGGTTTTAGCGCTGTCTAACAGGGATCTGTCTTTTCTCAGGCCGTCTACATATTCAAACACTCCATCCCCTTCAATGGCGGTCGCTTCGATTGCCATGCTAGGGTTGTAGGACGTTACTTCAGTGGTACCAGAATCCTGGTGGATATATACCGTTTCCTCAGTGGCGGGGTTGTATCCTACTTCGGCGCTGGTTACTCCATCCCCGATCAGGTTATACCCGGCGGTGGATCCGCAATATAAGAATGAAGCGAATTCACTTCGTTTTACTTTTGCTGTAGTCATTTATTACCTCTCATTTTTTCCTTATATATAGCCCGTTTTAAGTTAAGGACCAGGTCTTAGAATAGGGGATAAAATATCCAGTTACAGGATCCCCGGCATAATACAAGGTATAGTTAATTTTGGCTGATTGCCCGCCCTCGCCGCCGAATGATTCTACGGCGACGTAAACTTCCTGTTTTTCTGCCGGGTATTTAAAATCAGGATCGGTTCCCGTGGCGGTCTCATACATCCAAACGTTTACAATATCGGTTTTACTTGCGTCCAGGACGGCCCTGTTTTTTCTCAGGCCATCTACGAATTCAAAGACCGAATCCTCATTAATGGCTGTGGCTTCAATGGCCATACTGGGCTTGTAGGCAGTGATCTCAGTGGTACCCGAATCTTGGTGGATGTAAATTACTTCCTCAGTTTGGGGGTTGTAACTGATCTCCGAATTAGTTACCCCGTCGCCTATTAGGGCGTAGGTCGCTGTAGCGGCCGGCGTGGTGTTTAAAAATGTAGCGAATTGACTTCGCTTGATTTTGGCTGTGGTCATTTGTTACCTCTCATATTCTACAATTCAGGCCCTTTAGGCCGGCGGTTCCTCAGGATCGACCGGTTCCTCAGGATCAATTGGATCCTGAGGGGTGTAGGGCGCCTGGGTATAAATAAACGTGCATTGGACCTGGTAAACCCCGGTCCCGCTTTTGCCTTTTTCCCATAGGTAACCCCATGAATCGGCGGTTACCGACTCTGCAGTCTGGCCGCTTGCCAGGGTGGGTAGGGACCCGGCTTCAGTTTGGCCTTCCATCCAGTCGGCCAGGGTTTCAAAAAATCCTATATTGGCCAGGCGCTCGGCGTCGGTGTTCGTGTTTACCATCGCATTGAAGGTAAACGGGTAGGCCCTAAGGCTGGATCCATTAATATAACTCTCCAGGATCCTGGCCCCAGGTCCAGGGTTAATGCTATATTCTGTAACCCCAGGGCCTAGATTGTCTATCCAGACTGGGGCGTTAGTTAGGCTGGTATTGGTCTTAAACCAGGTTACCAGGGCGTCTGATATACTACTCATATCATCCCTTTGAAGGTTGCTTTAACTTTTGCTATAGCCGCCTTCCCTTCTCCGTTTTTCCATCGTTCAAACCAGTACGGGCCCCGCAATGGGCCAGTTTCGGATCCTACCTTACCAGGCCGGTAATATTGGACCTTAGCGTAGGGGGCTATGTAATGTACTTCCCCTTTGCCTATATAGGTCCCCAGGATCCCGCTCTTTTTTAGCATGCCGGTTTTCATGGGTACGTATTTATCGCATCCCCTCAGTACGGTGGTATCCATAGTGGCCTGGCCCTTAGTATATTTTCCGCTCCAGTAGGGCCCGAATCCAGGGTTCCATTCCAGTTTGGCTTTCACGCCTGGTTTATCGACCAGGATCGATCCCCTGGGGGTGCTTATGCTTAAACCGGATGCCATTAGTCGACTCCCAGTTCGTAATGCTGGACCCCAGGGCTCCCGGCGTCATTAATATCGATCTCAGTAATAACGCCGCTTTGGGGGTAATCGCTTTTTAGGTTACTGATCGTATAGGCGGTGGTTATAGTTTTGGTTGCGGTCCCTTTTACCAGGACATCCCCTTCCTTAAACCCGGCTGAGGGGGCGTTTCCCAGGGGTACAAAAACGGTAAACCGATTGTTTTTTATATAGCCTACCTGGCTTAAGGTGTGGGCCAGGGTGGATGACCAGTATACGGCGCTTACGGAGGCGCTAGACCAGGTTTCCTGGCCGTTGCTTACGCTTCTACTGTATAGGGTCGCTGGGGTGTTGGTAAACATTAAACGCCCCTATATAACAGGTCCGTATCCGCTAGGTAGGGGCCGGCTTTCCTCAGGATCGCCATCCCCAGGCTTTGTGCTATATCGCCGGCCAGGGCGTAGGTTACCGAGTAGTTTCCTATTTTCTCGGATTGTATAACCCCGGTGCCGCCCTGGGCGTTAGTATCCAGGTTTATATAATACCCTTCGGCTGCGGCGCATGTGGCCATTTTTACCTTAGTTACCAGGTCGGCGTCGCTATTGTCGGTTATAACCGTTTCGGCCCGGCCGAAGGTAACGGCGTTAATAAAATGGCTGGCTTCCAGGGCCAGGTGGTTAAAATCGGCTGTAGGGATAACGGACCCCAGGTAGGTACCAGTGTAAAATGTATAGTCTACGAATGCGTTCATTATCCCTTAACCTTTGCTATTTTCTAAGTACCAGGGCCAGGTAAACATTGTTGCTTAGATCGCTGCTGCTGCTTTGCTGGATCTGATCGTCTACGCTTACTACGGTTTCAAAGTTGGTGGCTTGGTTACCGGCGGCTCCGGCGGCCAGGCCTGTAACGCTCAGGATCTCATCCCCTACTTCTAGACCAGTGGCGGTACAAGCCCCGGCGGAGGCGGCCCCAGAAAAACTGATGGCCTGGATCGCTGTAAAATTGTCATTAAACTTTGATCCCCAGTCAATTCCAGAAAATCCTTTGTATCCCATAATTAGGCCCCTTCCATCCATACGATATATCCGTCAAGTTTGCCGGCTGTTAGGGCGGCGGTTCCAACGGTTACGGTAACGGCTTTTTCCGCTGCCAGTTTAATGGGCGCTGTAGCGACGGCGGCCATTGGTACCTGGGCGGCCAGGGTTAAACTGGCTTTGCCTGTGGCGGCCAGTAAATCGTTTCCGCTTACCAGGCCTATGGCGACCGTAGCGTCCCCGCCTGAAGTAACGGCGGCTATAACGTCTACGTGACCTTTAATAACGATCGCATTATCTGGGATCGTAACGGCCAGGGGGTGGGCGGCGACTGTCTTATTACTTGCCGGTTCAGTACCGGCGTCATTTTCGGCCGTGTCGAATGTAAATTTTGTAATGTGAAGCCCGTTTAAATCCCCCAGGGCTTCAAAATTATCATTAACATCTTTTAACCATCCGGCGACCTGGATTGGTTTTAAACTCATTTTTTAAACTCCCTTATGCGGCTTTCTTGTGCAAGTAAATACCGTCGACTTTATTATCCCAAACCCATGCATCGTGGTACAGGCGGTACTGGATTAACCAGGCATCGGCTGTTTGGTTTTGATCTGGGCTGAAAATTTTCAGGTCGGCCTGTTTAGTTGCCTGGCCTACGGCACTGGGGTGCATAAGAATAAAATTAACGTCTACGGCACTGCTGGCCTTAGCAAACCCGCCGGCGCTCGATGTGGATCCTGCATCCAGTTCGATCGCTGTATAGAATCTGGCCTGGGGTACAGGGATAACCTGCATACCGTCGAAGGTCAATAAGCGGCGATCGGCGCCCCGCTCGACTGATAACGTGCGGGTAATGGCCTGGTTAAGGGCCTGGTACAAGGTTGCGCTGATATATAGCCTGCGGCCTTCAGTTGGTACCTCATCCTCGTCCAGGGTTAAAATGGCGGCGTCCAGGGCAGCCAGGATCGAAGATTTATCCAGGGCGGCGCCGGTGGTGGTGTTAATGCCGGCAGCGCTGGCCCATTTGGCGAAGCGGTAGGCGTCTACCTCAGGGGCGACGTTGGTCCGAATGAATTCACTGGCCAGGGATCCAAACGCCATTCCCAGGGTTTCCTCATTATCCATACGGTCGATCACGAATGCCCGGCCCCGTTCCGCTTCCAGTTTAATGGCTTCCCATTGGCCGGTAACGTCGCCGGCTGGGTAACCGGTAACCCGGTTGTAATCTCCCAGGCCTACGGTTCCGATCTTAAAAACGCTTACCTCATTGGCGGCGCTAAAATCCAGAGACTTTGTCATAGAATCCAGGTCGCTGGTAATGCTTGCGGCCTTATAGACTTCGTCTAGAATTGGTTGAAATTTTGTTGCAAGTGCGATGGTCATTTTTTACGCTCCTATTGGCTGGTTAGTCGATTAGTAGGCCTGCTGCCTTCCTGGCTGCAATTACTACCGAATCTGAGTTTATCGATTGATTACCGGCGGCCCCCCCGGTAGTTACTTTTAATTCTGGGCCTTCAGTCTCGAATAAGTAGTCATTATCGGCTTTGATCTGGTCCAGTTGCTCTTTAAGTCCTAACAGTTCCCCAGACTCAGTAACTTTTAAATCCTGGGTATTGATCAGGGCCTTAACGGCTCTAGGGTTTTTGGCTTTAGCGTTTACCAGGGCCGTTTCTAGGCTGTGGTCAAACTTGATTTTCTGGATTTGGGCGTCGGCTTCTTTTTGGGCCAGTTCTGCTTTGGCCTTCCATTCGTCGGCCGCCTTTTTAATGGCTTCGACATCCATTGCCTTAAATCCATCTATAGCCTGGTTGGCTTCCCCTAGTTGGTCCTGTAGCGCTTTAATCTGCGCTTCAGTTTCTAGGATCTGCTGCTTATGCTTTTCAATGTCGGCCCCGTGGATCGCCATAATAGTATTAATCGCTTCATCCTCTAGGCCTAATTTACTTAGTTCATCCCTTTTCATGACTCTTATCCTTTCTAACCCGCCCTACGCTTTTTACGAGGTTGCCTCTCAGGGGCGCCGGCCCTTTTACGCTTGCCGGCTAGCAGAATTTAAATAAAAAACGGGCTGGCTGTTATGCCAGGCCCGGTGGTTGATCCAGGTAATCCCTTTACGCTATTTATTATATCACTTTAGGCGCCCGTGTCAATTAATCATTTTTTCTATATAGCCTATTCTGGATCCCGGTATAACAGGGCCCCAGTCTCAGGATCTAGGTAGGCTTGATCTGGTTTTGACTCCATCCTGGTACTCTTATATCCAGGCGGGGGCTCGATCTCTATCAGTTCATCGTAGGGTAGGGCCAGGGTTTCTTTATATAGCCTGGTCGCTTCGTATGGATCCAGGTTTAACAGTTTCATTAAATAAGGGACGGCCTGGCCCTGGGTCATTTCTTTTACAGTCTTAAACCATCCGTCCTGGGGCTGCTCTGTCATTCGATTAACCATCCTAACTTACTAAACATTTTGTCCATCTCTATCATAACATCTTTAAAATCATCTGGCTCCCATTGGTAGGGGTAATAATTATGTAGTTGACTATTTTGGGCCAGTTCTGTTATAACGGCCGTGTTACCAGATTTGTTGGCTATGTATTGGTTAAACGCCCGGGCGAATAATTCTCTAGGGCTCTCTGAGTACCTGGCATATTTTCTGTCTATCCGGATGTCTCTCCCCTGGTAGGTAATGGTCCCGGTTCTGATCGCATCTACTATCTGGCTATGGGCCCTGGTTTTATGTAGGGCATCTATAACCGGCTGCATAATATTACTGATTCCTATATCGTTATTATTAATGGCTTGCCTGTGGATATAATGACCAAACTCGTGTAGCGATGTGCTATTCGCTTCGGCTGCGTTTAACAGGTTATTAATATTGATTTTTACGGGGTCCCCGGTTGTATAATATTCAAAGTTACCGTTAGCGTTGCTGAGCCTGGTAATTTTTAAGGGTATGTTATGCCCGTGATCTGGGATCCGGATCACTTTTTCTATATCGTCCAGGGCATTGTAAACGCCTTTTTCTACGTGCTTATATTTACGGGTTTTTCCTACGGTTACAGTATCCCTGGCCAGGATCATATTCTTTTTATCCCGGGGCGTTAATCCGGGCTCTGGCATTATCCAGGCCGGGTTGCCGGTGGGGGTAATCTGGCTAAAATTCCAGGATCGTTTAACGATGCTTTGGCCTGGGCCGGCTTTGCTTATGGCTTCCTTTAGGCTGGTATAGTGTTGGCCGCTTATATCGCCATCTATCGTGTATAAGTGGACCCGCTCAGGTAGGGTTGGTCCGAATTGCTTTAGGTATAGGTTATATCTAACCTCTTGATCGTTTTTATCGTATATGTAATTAACGGCCGTTTCCAGGTATTTAGGATCCTTAGTTTCCATATATTTATTGATCAGGCCGGTATAATCGTCCATCCGTTTATCCAGGGGATCGTTTATATCAGGCGGCTTAATGGCCGCTGGTTTAGGCTCAGGGGCCGGCTCAGTTACCTGGGCTGGTTTAGCCGGGCTTGGTTTGGCCGGGGGTGTCTTAACCGGCTTAGGTTTCTGGGTCTTAGGTTTATCAGGCTTAGGCGCTGGGCTTGGTTTTACCTTAACGGGTTGGTCAAAGACCTGCTCCCGCCATCGCTGTCTATCCAGGCCAGTTTCCCTGGTAAATCGCCTTAAATCGGATTGGTAGGATCTGGCCAGGGCGTTATACTCCCCAGGATCCCCGCCGGTTGATTCTGTCATTGCGGCCAGGCGCTTATATTTACGGACCTTACGCTCCAGGCCCCGCTGCATCTGGGTCGCTTCATATAGCGGGATCTCTTGACCTTCGTACTTAACCGTTTCTGAATTGTACTTTTTTAACTCATCCCTGCTGTAGGCCGGCTCACTTACTCCCTCGATATAGGGGTACATATCGTGCCTACAGTTCCATCCATATAATCCCTGGCCGGTTCCATATCCAGTTACTTCTACCAGGCTGGGATACTTAGGGTGGTCCCCGGATATACTGTAAATTTTACCCTGCCAGGATGCGTGGTTAGCGGGACCGGTCCCAGTGTTACGGGCCCCAGGGTGGGCGCTGACTTCTACCAGGTCTACCCCTAGTAGGCCGGCCTGGGTAATCTGCAAGGCCCCTACAGTTTGGCTGACCCCGGTTAGGACGGCCCGCCTGGCTGCGACGTCCAGGGCGTCTTTACGGCCGCTTTCATAATGGATAACTTGTAATCCTTTTGCCCCCAGGTCTTTTATCGATGCCTTTACGGCTTGCTGCCAGGACATCGTACCCGTGCTTACTTGCATATAGGCCAGGTCCAGGGCATCCTGGAAGGCCGTGGTAGCGGTTATGGCCGTGGTACTGGTTAAATTCTTTAGCGTCTGCTTTGTCTTATTTAGGGCTTCCTCTAGGGCTGATAACATGGGCCCGCTCAGGTTTAGCGGTAATACTTCCAGGCCGGCTTGCCGATAATAGTACTGATCGTACTTCATGGCTTCTAGGCCGGCGTCCGTGAAGGCTTTATCCAGGGCCTTATTGGTTAGGCCTGTTATGCCGGCCAGTTCGTCCAGGGCTTTTTCATATATAGCCCCCGACTGGATCAGGCGTTCCATTTGGTAGGCTGCTGGATCCGTTATTTTACCGGCCCGGGCCAGGCGTTTGGCTATATCACTTAGTACGCTGGTTTGGTACCGATCGTATAACTCGTCGATCGGTAGGGTAAAAAACGATAATTGATCCG